TCGACGTGTAGACCTTGACCTCGGTATGCATCAGGCCATCCGTTCGATGATGTAAAGAATCCCGTGGGCTCCGTTACCACCAGCAGCAGCACCGGTAACACCACAAGCGGAACCTCCACCACCACCAGCTGGATAACCACCGTCACCGCCGCTGACCTTGCCGGAGAGTCCACCACCACCGCCGCCAGCTCCGGTGGCGACTACAGAAGGCGGGGAGCCGCCGACCTGGCCAGGGTTGGCCGAAGTACCGCCGAGGGAAATACCACCGGCTCCGCCATCGGTGCCATTACCGCCAGCGCTGCCACCGGCACCGCCGCCCCCTCCACCGCCGTAAAGGGCGTAAGGCGACACCGAGTTAGTCGGGGAAGTGGGAGGGTTAGAACTCCAACCACCACGGCCGCCGTTGCCGCCTGGGATCATGCCGATGCCGCCCTGGGCGACCTGGCCGGGAGTGCCCCAGTTACCGCCCTGGCCTCCACCGCCGATAAGCCAGTACGGATCAGAACCACCGACCTCGGGGCCGAACATCGAATGTCCGCCACCTGCACCATAATTCGGGTCTGCGGTAGCGCCAGCTCCGCCAGCGCCGATAATGATCTGGATCGGCTTGAATGCGCCCTCGGAATCCTTAGGCAGAACAGCAGCGGAGATAGTCGTGTGGGTCTCTCCGCCCCCGCCTCCGCCACCACCGGAGCGTGTACCGGACAACAGAGCGTCGTACGAACCGGAAGAACCACCGCCACCGGCACCGATGACGATGACCTCAATCGAGGAAATCCCCTCGGAGGGGATATACGTGTTGTTGGATGTGTAAACCTGCGCTACGCCCTGGAGGACCAGCCGGTCCAGAACCTCACGCATCTCGGTAATCGAATTCGAGTGGTCGTCAATCGGGCCGAGAAGCTTAGTGTCAAATCCGCTGTTAAGAACATCGGCTCGACTCATCGTGCGCCCAGTCATCTGGGCATAGGCCGCACTCTCAGTAAGGAGCTGGCCGAATCTATCCGATCCGCCGCCGATGCTATAAGCACCGGACGGCTTCGGCTGCATAGGTGAAGTCATTAAATCCCCAGTGACGCTGGCGGAACCGGTGCAACCTTGTCGGGGACGTTAATAGTGATCCAACACCTAAGCTCGTAAATATGCTGAATAGCATCGGTGAGCTTCTTCTTGGTGTCTTCGTTCTCTGATTCCAGAGTCTCTATCCGCTTCTCCAACGGCTGTACAAGGTCGAGCGCGATCTTGGTAAGGATCGCCGCTTCATCGGCCTTAGTCTTTTCGGTGTCGGCTTCCGCCTTGTTCTTGTTGATCAGGTAATCGGCTACCTTGGTGGCTATACCGCCGAGCACAGAAGACCCGGCGATAAGCCCTACCGTTTCCACCACAGGACTCAATCCGCCCTCCGGTGCTTGCCCACGTATTCGTCAAGCTGGACCTGCACCTGGTCGGCAATGTCGTCGGGGATACCGTTCTTAGTTCCCTTAATGCCGAGGATGTTGCCTACAGCGATAACAGCGGTAATCGAATACACCACCGGCTCTGGCAGCTCGGTACCCAAACCGAGCGTCAGCCAGGCGAGATGCAGGAGCGTGAAGTAAACCGTGGTGATGGTATTCGAGTACTTCTTCCACCAGGGCTGGCTTTCTACAGCCGACCTAAGAAGGTCGTTGATATCCATGTTTCTCCTTAGGTCAGCTCCTGAGCCGTATCCGGCTGCGGGAGCGGAAGTTGAATAAGCCCAGCCTCTAGGTACTGGGCGATCATCGCCGCGTTCTCTTCGGCGGTAAGCTGCTTAATGTCCGGCACCGTAGGTGGCTTCTGCACCGGGGTACCTTTCTCCACCCATCCGGCAGCCGGGTTGTAATCGACGTTCGGCCCACGAGGGGCCACCCTGAACTCAATGGCCTGCTCCGGGAGCTGGCTAACATGAACGAATCCATCCGCATTAGCCAGCTCCTTAAGCTGGTCTACGTGCAAGAATCCCGCCTCGGACAGGTGCTTAGACCACTTCTTTAGGAAAGACGGATGCGTCATCGGACCATCCGGCATATTCCTAAGCGCCCACAGGAACCTCTCTTCGGGATTCCACAGGTCGCATTCTTCTTTCGGGGGGATCATTGGCGGGACCTTTCTTAGACCAGACCGGCGTCATGGAACGCCGACATGAGTTCCTTAACTTCGTCGTACAGCTTGAGCAGAGGGTCTTTCGGCTCTTGATAACCGATTTCGATCTGCCATCCTGAGGGACCGTTCTCGTCCCACTCGTACTTAAGGCTCTTAACGCGCTCCACAAAGAGCACGAACGGCTCGGGGTATCCCAGAGGGGATGTAGCGACTCGGTGACCAAGCCAGAAATCGCCGTAGCCGATAGGGCCAACCAGGTAAGGTGCAGCGTCGCTCACCTTTACGGTGTGGACGATATGAGCCCTGGTTTCGTACTTGTGAGCCCTCAGGGCCATTACTGCTCCGAGGGTGTAGGCACGGTCTGCGCCCTGAGCCCAGCCCTCGAAATAGTGGTGCTTGCCGAGATCGGCTGCACGCTGGATATCGCCCCACCACATAAATGCGGCCACGACATCCGTATACAACGGCGACAGAATTGCATCCAAAGCACCGCCAGCAGGAGGTACACCGACCGCCATAGCAATCAGATCGCCCAGCATATTGACCGTTGCGGAAATGGCCTCATTCACGCCAGGGGCGGAATGTCCACCGACCATCGACCGAATATCAGTTGCCTCGAAATACTGGAACTCCGAGGACTCGATACCGGTATACGGACCCTCCTCGAATACCACCCACGGAGCGGAAGGGCGAGTGCCCTGCCAGCCTGGGGTGTAGTACTCATCCGGGAACGTAGGATCGCCGGTAATGATGTTGATGCCCTCGGTCATGCCGTCCGAGGCAATCGAGACAAACGCACGCTCAAGGCCGGTGAGGATATTGCCACCGAACGACGTTCCGGTCTTCCAACCGGAGTTGTCCACGATTTCCCAGACAAGCTGGCCGTGACGAACGTCGGCACCGTCCCACGGCTGCGGATCACCGTCGAGGAAACGACGGCATTCGACAGTGAGCTGAGCGTCCTCTAGGGCACGCTTAGCCGTATCGTGAAACGTCTTAAACCGGGAGTACACCAGCATCGTGTTGGAGTTATCCAACTCGATCGGGAATGGCTTAAGGACGTGTCGCCAGGTAGTCGTATTGAAGTTGAACCACTGAGCCGGGTCTCCGGGGTCCTCGGGTAGAGCCCAGATACTCGACTCGATACGCATAATATTTACGAGCAGCGTTAGGCAAAGCGCCCACTTAGCGGGCCCCCAGAGCATCCAGACCTTAGGGAACTGAAATTCAGCTGGGAAGAATGGGTTAGCCCACACATAAATGTGCTTAAGCTCCTCGTAGTCGTGCTTAAACGTAATCTCTACGTAAGCCGACCGGTCCTTGTTACGGACAACCTTGTAGTTGTCCATACGGCCGGACCATCGAGCACCCTGCTTATCGAACGTAACGTGTACGTTCCGCTTAGCGCGGCCCTTGAAGTTCATTACCCACTTAGCGAGGTAATGGTCAACCGGCAGCTTGATCCAGGCCATACCGGTGTCGTTCTCTACGAACTCGAATCCGTGCCCTAGTTCACCGGCGACCTCACCCCGGAGGGTGTAGTCACCGTCCCAGAAACGAATCTGAGCCCGCTTGAGACGCATAGCCTCACGGGCGGCTCTACGCTGCTGTGTCTGCGCCCAAAGGTTGCGGGCAGCCTGACGGGTGCGAATGCTCATTCGAGCCCCCAGGGACGCGACCAGGGCCTCGGAAGCATCAACGTGAAGACCTCGCCGGGCGGATAGCCTGTAACGGTCAGCTCGAATGTCTTCGACTCGGTGTAAGGCGGAATCGGGTGCCGGAATCGAACACCGTGCATACGAGCCCACAACGGGGCACCGTTAGCGGCAGTCACCTGCTCCACGCGGGGATCGGTGTCGATCGTGGCGTCCTCGCCCGTAAGCAAGGTCGGCATGATGATTCGCCGGTTAGCCAGCTCCGGGTCCTCGAACGAGTAGTCCGGGATCGTGGGCTTGCCAGGGGCCGGGACGATCCACCGAGGCCAGATGTACTGGTCGGTGGGATTCAGGCCACCGTGAGACGCATCGACGGTGATGTACAGGGTTTCTGTACCACCGCCCGTGGTATCGGTAAGGGTCTCAACAAAGAACTCCTTATCCGGCTCATACCAGAACGGATCACCGGCAATGCACACCATGCCTGCCCGGTTAATCGAATTGCCTCGTGGGTCACGCTCAAGCGAAATGTCCGGCTGTTCACCAAGCCGGAGCTTCAGGTGTCGAGTACCTGAGTCTGGGGTGGTGATGTACAGCTTGGAGTCACGGTCGTATGCCCACGCCTTACGCCAGTACGAATCGCGGCTAAGCCAGCTTCCGTGGACGTCATTCAGAATCTCGACGCCGAACACAACGTCACGGCGGAGAATACGGTGATGCAGGTAACGAGCGCCGGGATAATTACCCGGCTCCTCGTAAACAACCTTGACAGGCGGATCATAAAGACCCGTAACGCCAGTTGCCAGGTACACGCCTTCACTGCCTGCACCTGGCCCGGCCAGAGTGAACATTTCGCCGTTGACTCCTTCGAGTTCAACGACGGTCTGCAAATTACCTCCCTATGAACTTAAGACGGTCCTTGTTCTGCTGGGTTTCCTTGCCCTGCATCGCCTCGTCCATCGACATGACGTTGAAGACGTAGGTAGACCCCTCATTGATAAGACCGCCAAGAACACCGCTGCCTCCGCCAAGATCGGAGAGCGCCTGGTTAGCGGTCGCCTTAGCGAAGTCCTGCGGGATAGTTCCGAAGCCGGTGTCCTTAACAATCGAGTCGATTTCCTCGGACATGTTTGCCACGCCGAATACTTCGCCGAAGTCGTCGGCCATCAGCTTGAGTTCCCGCTGAACACCGCCCCAGCCGTCCTTAAGACCCTTCTGGAGCCGCTGCATAATCGTGAGACCCTTCGATTCGGCCTCAGGCGGAATACTGGTGTCGATCTCATCGAGGATCGAGTCAAATGCCTCGCCCCACTTGTTCTCGTACGCCATCTTCTTAGCCTGGAGGTCCATGTCGTCGGACATCTCCTGGAGCATGTCGATCTGCTCCTCGATCAACTGCTTACGACGACGGTTCTCAGCCGTATCAGCTTCCCGATCCAGACGACGGGACTCAGCACGAAGCTCATCGGCACGAAGCTCGATAAGTTCCTTCTGCTTCTTGGTCGCATCATCCATTTCGCCGTAACCCTTTTCGTACTGCTTACCAGCACGGGTTACGGTTCCAGCCGCGTTAGCGGTTTCATCCGCGATCTCGTTGATCGCCTGCTTGTATTCACCAACCTGGATATTCACCTTGAAGTTGGTGTCACCAAACACCCGCTTAAGCGCCTCGTGAAGCGATTCAGCAGCTCGGATCACCTGAGACTCACCGTTGTTGATACCGTCAGTCAGACCTTCACCGACACTCTCACCAATACTCCGCATCTCCTTAGAGGGGGAGTTGATGTCGAGTACCGACTTGGCAGCGTTGATAATCGCAGAACCAATACTTCGGGCGGCTCCGATTGCATGGTCGATCATCTCCATCATGCCGTTAACAAGGCCCATGACGATATCCCTACCGGCCTGTAGCAGCAGCGTTCCGGCATTCGAGAAGTTGCCTTCGATCGCCTGCTTGATGCCTTCTACGGCAGTCTCGATACCGTTCTTCGCAGCCACGAAAGTATCAATCGTGGTGTTTACCATCTTGATCAGCGCACCGAAAGCGGCAATGACCGTCGACATAACCGCAACCACAACAGGTAGAGCCTCAGTGGCGAGGTTAAGCACGTTGGTTGCGAATTCCAGAATCGCCGGTCCGTTCTCAACCACCTTAGGGAGGAGCTGAGAAAGCGAGTCCGCGAATCCGGTGATGAAGTTGATAAGGGCACCCTGAAACTCAGGATTCTCCATCATCTTCGTAAAGGCAGCGCCGAGCTGTTCCAGCGCAGGAGCGACCAACGGCAGCGAATTATTCACCGCCGTAGCGAGCGTGTTAAAAAACGACTGTAGACCTGGCAGGGCTGCCTGAATGGCAGGGCCGAGCGCAGTCATGGCCGTATTCAGCACCGAGAGGATGCTATTCGCCACGCTGGAGATAGTCGGCTCCAGTGCGAGTAGGGTATTACCAAGATTGGTAAGGAACGTCGAGAATTCCGGGGAGACCGACGTACCGAAATTACCGAACGCCTCAAGGACCGAATTGCCGAAGTTGATCAGCCCAGGCTCAAGGTTCTTAAGAGTATTACCGAAGTCTACGAAGAACTGGCCCATCTGCTGGCCCATCTGGCCCATAGCGCGAACGCCGAAAGCATAAATGTCGTTAAACATAATGCCGAAGCCGTCCGCGAATCCACGCAGACCAGAGAACATCTGATCCATACTGCCGTCGGCAATAAGCGAATCAATGTTCTTCTTGAAGCTGTCCGACCACGAGTTCATCGACTCGGACAGACCATCAAAGTGCTTAGAACCCTCCTCGTTCAGCGTCATAAACGCCGAAGTCAGATCGGTAACGTACGGCTTAAGGTTCTGGTAGAGCTTAGCCGTGTTAGCGAAAATGGCTTCCTGCTGCCGCATACCCTCGGCAGAAGTAAGGAAATCCACCACACCCTGCGACATGTCAGCCATGCCATGAGCGATCTGGGTAAATCCCTTTTCCATCGTCGGGAACAAGGTCCCGAGCTGAGCGAACTGCGGAGTAAGCCGCTGCTCGAACACGTCCGAGACAGTCTTCTTAAGCTTCTCGAACTGTGGCTTAAGCTGCGAGGCAGCCTTCTTGATGCCCTCAAGGCCGAGCGCAACAGCACCGGCTCCGATACCAGCCGCGCCCAGAAGCGACGGCAGGATCGTAAGAGCACCAGAGATCAGGGCACCGATAGGAGCAATAAGCGCCAGCACTGCGGCAGTAAGCAGCAGGATTCGGTTACGCGCACGGTTAGACGCATTGCTGGTCCGGTTGAAGCCAGGAATCACCTTGCTCATCGCCGAACCGAGACGACGGAATCCATCACGCACACGGTCGATCGACTGACGCAGCCGGGAGTTCTCATCCCGGATGTTCTTCTGGAGTCGGTTAATCCGCTGGAGAGTCCGATACGACGTGGTGAATGGGAACTTGCCGATACTCCACACCGCACGAGCGGTCTTCTTAGCGACCCTCTCGAAAGTGACCTCACGGCGCAGCTCGCGAATGCGATCAACACGGACCCTTGCAGCCTCACGGCCCAGATTACGGATACCGTCACGACCTCGGTCAGCCATGCTGCCGAGGTTCATCAGCGAACGCGCAGTGCGATTCAGGTTGGGGAAAACCCGCTTGTTGAGCGTGTCAACGTCACGGTACGTATTTCGGAGACTGCGCCATCCACGCACAGCTCGACTCGATGCGAGTTCCTGATCCCGGTACGCCTTCGCGGCCCGGCGAAGAACACCCCCCAGATTCGCCACCTGACGGCCGAGGCCGCGGTGGATGACCGATGTACGGTTCGCCTCCTGATCAACATCCCTGAGGGTCCTCAGGTACCAATCAGCACCCCTACGGGCCTTGTCGAGCGCCTGACGGAACCCGATGATAGGACGGACACGGAATGCCTTTCCGAGGCGCTGAGCGTTGCGACCAACGAACGCAATGCCCCGACCCATTCGGGTGAGGTTGCCGTCGTCGTCCTTGAACAGCTCGCGGAACGAATTGCTGAGTCGCCTGGTGGAATCTCGTGCATCCCGCAGTGCGCCATCGAGCGCCTTGCCGCGCTTGTACAGATCATGAATCGCCTGATCCTGATCGGAGATCGCCCTACCCGACTGACGAGCCCACTTAGCCTGATCGGCCAGTGCCGCCTTAAGGTCGTCGGATGCGTTGCGGTAGAAGTCGAGTTCACGCCTGCCACGACGCATAGCGCCGTCGAGGTCCTGGAGAACACCACCGAGGCGCTTGTATCCATCGGTTGCCTGGCGGTAGTCGTCGTTGGACCTCTTAAGGTCCTGACGGTAGCCGTTAAACAGCGTCCGCAGACGCGACGTTGAATCACCGAGGCCATTCATGCCCCGGCGCATATCCTTGTTCGCTCGGTTAAGCCGACCCACCTCGCGGTGGACCCTGTTAACCTCTTGGCCTACGCCACGGAGCGAGCGAACAGCTCCATTAAGATTGAATACCTCGTCACCGAGGCCCTTAAGGGCGTCCCTTAGGTCACGCCGGAACCTGGACGTGTCCGGGACGACACGGATACTTACGCGGCCGACTTCCCTGCCGCCCGGACCTGCAACCAATTAGCTGCCCTCTTCTTTCTGTTCCTGTTTCTTACGCATCGCCTCAAACGTTTTGTTCACGATGAACGCGAACGATCCGGGCTTAGCCGCCTGGCTTTCCCGCCTAGTCCTCTCTGGGACCGGGAACGGCTCAGGGGGTTTCGTCTTGCCCTTCTTATGCGCGGACACATACGTGAATTGCAGACCTCTAACCGCATTGACGATTGCGGCGAGTGCATACCGGGATTCGTCCCAACCTCGGAACTGTGGACCGCCACGGCGTTCTGCGGCGAACGCAGACCCGACCGGAAGGCCTTTAACTAAGATGAGTGCGCGTCTAGGAGTAAGCCCCGACTCCGGGACGAAAATGTCCCGGAGGTCCAGGGTGTAATAATGCTGAAAGTCAGCTACTAGCTCCTCGCCGTACTTATCAATCAGCTCAGCGAGGATTCGGCTTCCCCCGGCTGGGTCGCCTTCATCCAGTCCTCGAAGATGCGCAGGGTCAGCGCCAGGTCATCACCGATCAGCGCAATCAGCTTCTCGCCCAGGTGCCGGGAATCGGCAACCAGAATAAGCACCTGTGCAGCCAGATCGGCAGCCTCCTGGAGGTAATCAGCGCCACGGTCCGCGTCGGAGTTATCCAGGGCGTCAAGTGCATCCATGAGGACGAACACATCGGCCCGGTCCCGGCGCGGCAGGCGCAGCAGGTTGCGAAGCACGACCTTCTCGTACTCGTTCAGCTCGATCGAAACCGGAGCGTACTTCCGCTCGATCTCCGAGCGCAGTTCATCAAGGGAGTAAGTAGACATTTAGGCGAACCTTTCAAAAGTCGAATAACGGCGGGCTAAGAATTAAAGGGGGGAGGAAGGCCCGCCAAGGAACCTCCCCCCAGTCGAAGGGCTCTTAGACGAACAGGTCTTCGTTGATCCATTCGTACAGATTCATCGCGTTGTGCTTAAGGAACGTCGCGCGAACCGGCAGAGCCGCAAACTCATCGTTAGGCAGCGAAATAGCGTCATCACGCCGGATAGACGCCTTAGGGGCGTAGAAGCCCAGACGGAAATCACCGTCAACGATGACGATCAGCATCGCCTTCTCAGTCGGCGTGGACTGACCACCGGCAACACCGAAAACGCCAGCGGTGCTGGACGCATTCGGGCCGTAGTACAGCTCAAGCGACTGCTCATCGAACTGGTGCAGGAACAGGGTCAGGTAGTCGGCAATCTGCTCGGTCTCAACCTCACGCAGAGCCGCGTTCTGCCAAGTACCCCGGACCTCAGTCTCACCGCCGTCGAAGCCGAACTCCGGCATCTCCTCGCGGCTGGTGTGACCAATAGGGGTCCAGCCATCCAGAGGGCCATCCGTACTCGGAGTGGACAGGTTCAGCTCGGTAAGAGTCAGAGCGCCGATTTCAGCAGGAGTCGGGGCAGCGGTGCCAACTGGAGCCAGAAGCACATAGCCGCCCGCCGCCGTAAAGACGGCGTTGTCATTAAATGCCATGTATTAACCTTTTCGTGTGGTTAGCGGGGCGGTCTGATCCCTAGCTGGATAAGCCCCTGAATGCGCCAGGAATCCTGGAACAGCGAAGAGAACTGGTAAGCGCCCATGTTCTCGTTAATGGACACCAGGTAACCCGCTGGTGTTTGTTTCTGGAGACGTACAGCTTCGTAAAGCTCCTCTAGCGCCTCTTCGTAAAGATTCTCGGCCTCTAGTAGGCCTTCGTCGGAATAAGCTGTTAGCTCGATAATCGGATGCGCCAGCTTGTCAGGATGCGACTTGTCACGCCGACCACCGAGGCGGCGCACATTCAGCATCGGGTATTCACGGTCGTCTACGTCCTCGATCCACGAGCCGACCTTCACGTCTGGAAAGGCCTCTCGGAGAATCGGAAGTACGATCTTCTGTACGCGGGCAAGCTTAGGCACTTAACCCCCTAATCCAGGATTCCGGCTGCGCCGGTCAGGATGTACAGACCGCGTACCCACTTAATCCGGTCGGCACGCTCAAGCGCCGAACCACTCAGCCAGTGACCGAATTCAATAGCGCCCGGAGCCGGGCCTTCCAGATTCGTAAACGAGTCCACATCGCCCTTGGTGACGCTTACCTCATGGTCCGTAACGTTTCGGCGGTATCGGTGCCGCTGGAGGTTCAGATCAGCTCGTGACCTAATCTCGTGGGCTTCCCTAAACACCGCGCCTTTGACGCCATCCTCGTGTGAGATGACGTGGTTCATCGCCTTCTGTGGCAGCAGCTTTACTCGTGCCATCAGTACCTCTTAATCGTGTAGTCGATATGGGCAGTCCTCGGACTGCCGTTGAAGTACTGGGGCTTACCGAATACCGCGAACTTCTCACCTCGCCAGATCACATAAGACCTAGCTCCCAGGATGTGGGGGAACGAGCGAGGCAACCGCATTCGGTAAACCTCCTCGGACTCGAAGCCCTCGTTGTCCTGCTCGGCACGGCGTGCAGCCGTGCCAGACTGGCCCTTGACCTGGATAGAGGCAGTGGCGTGAATTGGGGTGTCTGACACCCGGTTACGGATATTCCCGTCTTCATCCTCATACGGTTCAAGTTCGAGATAAATCTCGACCTCATCCCGCCCACGATCCAGCAGGCTCACCGTGGCATCACCACATTCGGGACAATCAGGAACATCCCGCCGCCCTGGCGGTAACCGAGCATCTGCCACTCGCGAGGCAACAATTCGAGCTGCCCAGACGCCGCCTCCTGCGACATCATGTACGAGTAGTTGCCGTCGGCTTCCTGGGTGAATCCCATCGGATTACGGACCAGCCTAAGAACGGCCTCGGCCTCGACCAACTTAACCACGTCAAGGTCCAGATCACCATCCGCGATCTTGTCCGCCAAGTCAGGGATTCGACTCTTAATCAGAATCTCAACGTCCGCGAGGCGGGCGTTAACCAGGGCGGTATCTTCGTCGGAGAGAGGACGGCCTAGGCGGGCCTCAATGTCTGACGCCTGTGCATAGGCCATCGCTTAATCACTCCTTAGCTTCTTCTTCGGTCTTCGGCTTAGGGCCGGGCCGTCTACGAACGGGCTTCTCTTCCACCTCGTCGGTGATGATCTGGTAATGGCACCGCTCCGCCTGTTCGCGGGAAACGGATGCCTCAGCACCACCGGGAAGCCGCACCCGCACGGCTTCCCTCGTCAGTGTTTCCTTCTTAGCCATTTAGGGCTTAGCCACCTGCCGGAGTGGTGTACTGGTACTTAACGAACGCCTCAGGGTCGTTAACCAGGAAGCCGTACTCGGCCTCAGCTCGAATAGCGACGAGGTTGTGTTCCCACAGAGAAACCAGCTGACCGTTAATGGTCACCGTGGCCTCAGTCGAAACGTCGTAGCTGATACCACCCACAGCACCCCAGACAGCCTGACTCCAGTCGCCACCCCAACCAACGGTGTACTTGGTCGAAGCAGTAGTCGGGGTCGGCTCCGCGATGTGATCCGACATAAAGGACGGACGGCCGATCAGTCGGCCAGGCCGGACAACCGAGGTGGTCTCAGCCAGAGGGGTTTCCACGTACAGCGGGCGACCCGTGGTGTCGAGCGCAGTCAGGAAGTCCGGCTCCACAACGTCGTCAAACGCGAAGCCGTTCAGACGCTTACCGTCATCCACCAGGGCCTTAAGGCCAGCCACGACGCGAGTGTGGGTATTAGCGGTACCCGAGCTAGCACCGGCCAGGTCCACAGCCTTCGTGGTCTGGGCGAGGTAGGTCGAGAAGGGGCCACCGCCAGCGGTGCCGTCAGGACCAAGGTCGTAGAAGGCCGCCGCGTCGAACGCCAGGGCGAAAGCCTCAGCGATCTGAGGCCGCAGAAGCGACATGTAGTTACCCGGATTCGCACGGACGACCTCAGCCGAGACAACCGCAATAGCAGCGATCTTTTCGGGCTTGATCGACTTCAGCGCGATATCCGCGTTGCTAGCGGGCTTCTTACCAGCCTCAGAGACCCAACCAGCCTGCATCTTGCCGGTAACCACCGGGATGTTCTGGCCGTTGATACCCAGCGGAACTCGGGTCATGAGCTGCTGAGCGACCGAGACCTTAGCAGCGGCCTCGAAGATGTAGCCCGACATTTCCGGGCTAAGAAAACCGGAGTCAAAATCACCGGTCTGAGTTGCGGCAGTAATCGCCATTAAAGAATCACCTTTCGGTTACTGAATCCCGAGCTTGCCCTTCAGGGCTGCAAGCAGCGGATCGCCATTAAGCGGAATGTTGTTGTTGCCCTTACCCTGCGAAGGATCGACAGCTCGCATAGGCGAATCGGTATTGCCGAACAGACCCTTTGCTTCAGCAACCTGGGCCTTAATCTCGTCGGCCTCCGTACCCTTAATCAGGCTCGCGAACTTAACCGCAAGCTTGGAGGGAATATCCGCCTCCAGGGTGGCGTGGAGTCGCATAAGCTCAACGGCCTTAGCCGTAAGCTCGTCCTCAGTAGCCTGGAGCTTCGCCTGTACATCAGCGATCTGCTGTTCAAAAGCCGACTTAGTGGAGGCCTTAGCCTCCTCAACCGCAGTTGCCTTAGCAGTACGGTGCCCGGCAGCTTCATCTCGAAGATCGCTAATAAGCTTCTGAGCCCAAGCAGGCAGAGCATCAACAGAACTCGGCTCCTGGCCGGTCGTCTGCGGAGCGTCAGCACCCGTGGTCTCAGCGTTAGCAGCGTCGGGGTTAGCAGTGGTTTCGGACATATTTGTTCGTCTCCTGGACGTAAGAAAGCAACCCGCCTGGGATTGCGAAAGGGAACCGACTACACAAACGCGAAGTCGGCAAGATCAACCTCGCCGCGATAGATCATGCGGCGGATGGCGTTTTGGGTTTCTTTGTTGAGGTTGTTGGACCTGGCTTCGCCAGACTCGATAAGGCGATATGCCTCTCTCGTTGCCTCTTTCCAAAGACGCTCGGCTTCTTTCTGAGCCCTGGCTCCAGGCCAGTCAGTCAGTGAATAAACCGGAACGACTTTGCAGTCGCAGTTCTCGTGCCACTGCTGCATGTAGTCGTCAATGTTTCCGCCTCCGGGCCTAAACAGGTCCAAGGCGGCATTCGTAGGCAGGTTAAGACCAGCCGCTTCTGCGTCCTGGTAAACCGGACCTCGCGATATCAACATCAAGCACCAAGCACAGGTCTCTCGACCAGTTGCCACTCGTGCCCAACCCCGGACAACTCCAGGTGCCGTAGTGTCGTTCATGACCGCGTGAATGATCTGCTGACGACCACCGTTCTCGATGACGCGAGCAATTCGGGACGTGAATCGACCCAAAGCCTCTTCGGGCGCGTCCGCCTGGGACATCTGCTTCCGAATCGGCTCCATGTCGAGGATGAAGTCCTCGAACGTGTACCCGTCCAACCACGTGTCCGCCCTTTCCAGGTCGGGCCGCTGACGGGATCGTTCGGCATCGAAGAACTCCCGGCCCAGCTCCGCTGCCTCAAGCCGCCTGCGCTGAACCTCTGGGAACAACAGCTCTAGCAGAGCTAGCCACTCGGCCAGGACCAGGAAGGGCGCTACGTAGAGCGCCGCCATCCTGCGAACCCAGACGATGACTGAAAGAGAGAGGAGAGTCTGTCGGTTGACGTACTCCTCAGGGGTCACTCGGTGTTAGCTCCTTCGCTCGCCGGCTCGGCGGACTCAGGCTCTTTACCTGGTGCTTTCCCGGCAGCCGCATAGGTTGCTGCTAGCTGCTGCATCGGGTCCTCGGACTCATCCCATTCGCGCATCTGCCTGCGCTCCTCTGGGGTGTAGCCCATGTCCATACGGGCGCGTTCCTTGGGGATTACGCCCATGCCGTTGGCGTAGAGCTTGGTAGCCGCATCGGCCTTGGCCGCGTACGTTGGCGTAGCTGCATCGCGCCAGATCGCCTCAAGGCGGAACATGTCGGGCGGGAGGGTCTGAGCGCCCTTCATCACCTGGTAGGCGATTCGCATCACCTGCTCCCAGGCACCACCGAACAGCTTTGCCTTGTGCTCGACAATCTGCACTAGCCGGGCCTCACTCGCCCGGATCGCCTCGGCGGAAGCCGGGTTGTCCGACTGCACCGAGAGGTACTGGGGCGGAAGGCCTGTGTAGGAGGCAGCCTGCTTAGCGATCTCCTGGAGGGCGTCAGTAAAATTCCGCAGCTCGGCAGCCGCAAACTGCATCGCCTTGCCCTCTGAGTCCTCGAAGCCGAGAATCCTTGCCAGATAAGCGTCGTAGAGCATCTGGCCGGTTTCCTCATCCACACCGAGGTCTTCACGCTTAACGCCGAAGATGAGCCGCTGTGGGACCGCCATCAGCTCGGCAGTCGCCTGCATGTTCATCATCACTCGGGCAGCCGCGTCGGTGACGCTGCGAATCTCGGGGGTGATCTCGGACGTACCGGTGAAGTCGCTTAGCTTAATTCGGTTAGGTAGAGGCACAACCGGCACTACACCGAGGTTGTGCGGGACGTTGCCAGCCAGTACCCACTCACCCTGTTCGCGAGTCCACATAATCGTCTGCAAGGGCAGGTAGAGCGTGGCCGCGATGACCTCCTGGCCCTCGTCGTCCTTGATGGCTCGAATAGCCATCGACACCTGACGAGTACGCGGGTCGATTTGGGCGTACAGAGACGACGGAGGCTCAACACGGATGATCGGGACAGCCGGATTCCAGCCGATGTCTACAGCGGGATCGGGGGCCGAAATCGTAACGAACGAGCGCCCGTGGACCAGGGCTTCGATGTGTCCGAGGGTGGACTCGACGTTAAGGTTGTTGGCCTGCCACCACTCCCAGAACTCGGTCTCGTCATCCTCCTTACCGGGGATTCGGAAGCCCTCAAGCTGGAGACGCTCTGCAATCGCATTCACATACAGCCGGGGGTAACCGACGTTAGCGAGAAGGTCCTGCATCTGCGGCGGAACCGCTACGCCAATAGCGGTAGGTCGCCTAGCTGCCTCGTAATAAGCGGTATTGTCCGTGAGGTCCTTCTGTGCCTCCTCGAACTTTTCCAGCATGTCATCCCGAGCCTTATCGGGATCAATCTGTTCCGGTTCTTGTACAGGTGCGGTCATCTAATAATCACCGCCCTTCCAGAACGGTTGTTCTTACTGATTAGGTAGTCTTGTCGTGCGGCAAACGCGAGCACTGCGCAAACAGCCGCGTCAATCTTTCGAGACGATTCTTTGGTCGCCTTACGGATCGAGTCAGCGTCGTAAACAGTCGGATGCCGCTTAGCGTTAAGCACGTGCTGCCTCAGCAGCGGGTTACCGTCGTGCATGAGTTCCTGTTCCAGAACCGCATCTAGGAACCTTTCGCAGTCCAGCGCGAAACGCTTTTGGTTACCGCGCATATCGAAGGCGATCAGATTGTTAGGCGATGCCTTGATCTTGATCTGCTTACGGAAGTCGCGGGACCACGCATCCACGTAGGACTCGAATTCCTTAACATCAGCTCGCATCGCTACGACCTCGTACTTGGCGAAAGCCGAGCGGACCGCTGCGTCTACGTCCTCGCGGGGAATCTCACCGGTCGGGTAGTTCTCTGGATTCCATGCCTTTAGCAGGAATACTGCCCCGTCCTCGACCCGGCAGGCGACAAGCGCCGTGTGGTCGTTGGACTTAGAACCGTCGAACCCAAGGGTGATCTTGTCCTTAGGTGTTAGCGGCTTAAGGTCCTTAGGTCGGCAAGCGTCCCACTCGTAGGGAGCGACCCAGGAGTCCTCAGCCGCGTTGATCTGGTTAAGGAACTTGCGTCGGGACTCGGTAACCGGGTTACGGATATCCAGCACCGATTCCACGATCGCGTCGATCGGCAGCCAGACCGAATCGCCTCGGGCAATCTCGATGCCCTTGCGGAGCTTTTCAATCCCTGCGGCGAAGCCCTCGGGGTCCTCCTTCTCAGGGGGAATCTCCGAGACAGGCGTGTCAGCCGGTGCCTCCAGGGCGTCGTACAACATGCCAGCGTCCACGGCCTGCCCCGACTGGACAGCCTGCCAAGCCTCGTATGCCTTCTCGGCCACGGACTCTTCACCGGGGATGTGGGCGTTGCAGATCGCGAGAATGCGGGAGTTCGGAATCTTGGTGACGTTGCCCTCGATGACGCCGTGCATCTCGTGGCCCTGGACGTTCTCTAGCCACCACTGCGTCTCGTTCTCGATTACGAATGTAGGGCGGTTACCCTCCATCGAATGCGGGGACGACGTAACCGCTTCAATGCGGCCACCAGCCTCGGAGTAGATAACTGTCTTGTTAACGTCGAGGCCGAAAGTCTCTTTAAGCGTCTTAGAAACCATCACCGGGAACAGAGCGAATGTGTTCTTAGTCTGCTCCTGGGAGACGGCTGCAATCTGAATCCAGGCAGCGTGCCTGGGCTTACCGACCGGGTTACCCCGCCCGTCGAAATGCGAGAAGGCGACAGGCCCGCACAGCTCCACTAATGCCAGCGCTGCTGCGAACGGGTCCTTGCCCCAACCCTTCATACGACGGAGGACACCAGAGCGATAAACAAAGCGCCCCTGGTCGTCTACGGCGTACCACCAGAGCAAGAATCTTGCCTGCTCCAGAGTCGGTAGAAACGGACCGCCGCCCTGCGGTGAATTCACGTAGGCGGCAAGCCAGTTAAGAATTTCCCAGCCCAGCGTCCGATCCGGGAGCCACCAGCTCCCGTCAGTCTTTCTACGCCAGGTCGGGCCGATAATGTGAGAGGGAGCCGGGATCAGTTCAGGCTCAACCATTCCCGGCCTCCTTTTCAGTTAGTCGTTAACGTTGTATCTGTGAGCACCATTCAGGTAATGCCCGATATTGCCGATCGCCCTAAGGGGGTCAGTCCAGAGCGGGAAGTCACACGGAGCGTCATTCGGATTACAAACCGAGCGCACCGGGACACGGAAACCTAAGCGAGGCCCTGTGAACGTAGCTCCTGCCAAGGACACTCCTTGCAGCGCGTGTTCCACTCCACCGGGCCGTTTAGGGTCTGAGTACAACACTCCTGAGATTCGCCAGGCGTACGGTCCGTCGTCAAGAATCTCCAAAGCGTCACCAGCGGCCCTCGCACCTTGCGAACATCCCTTCACGATGATTCGACCACCACAAGCGGCGGCGTACTGATTAACGGCTCGGAGCATGTTGTCCCGACCCTCGGCCACCGATGCGTCGTAGGTAATCGGGCCGGTCGGCCAGATCGAAGCCGAATAGCGAACCTTGCGGACACCGGGACCGTAAACATCAGCGTTAGGGTCCTGATTACCGCCTAGACCGAATGTGACCACCGGCTGACACTGCTCTGCGGCAGCAGGACCGGCACCTGTAACCAGGCCAGCCACCGCCAGGACAGAGCCGAGCGCGGCGGCTAGCCTGCGCTTCACGCCAGCTTCGCCAGGATCGCGTCGAGCTTCTTTTCCAGTTCTGGAATCTTCTGCTCCAGGTGGTAAAGCTTCTTATCAGACTCCAGGACATAACCGACGAGGGTG